AAGCGATACCGGGGTCGGTCTATTTATCGACTCCGTGGCCGGAGCTCTACGCAGACCTGCCCAATGTTCGGTTCATGCTGGCCAGGACAACGCTCCGTACTCAAGCAGAGAATATCTCACACCAGTCGCCGAAGACATGGCAGCTTCGGCCGCGCAATGCCGCAGAAGTGCAAGTGCAGTACGGGACGAACAGTTTCAGGCGGGGGTCTTTGCTGGACGGAATGTCGCAATGTTTCGGTTTCCGTCCGCAGGAATTTGACTTGCCGTATTTCGGGGAGTGCCCGGTACAGACAGACAAGCCGATCGCTCTGGTGCGTCCGGTGACAGTGCGCAGCGAGTGGCGTGCGGACGCCCGTAACCCCCTGCCAGAGTACGTTTCGATGGCCGCAGAGCGGCTTCGCGCGGTCGGGTACCACGTGGTCAGCGTTGCGCATTTGCGCCCCCCAGAGGAGGTTCTGGTAGGTTCTGCGCCTCCTGCGGATACGACACTGCATGCGGGGGAATTGGATGTACGGCAGTTGATGGCGCTTGTGCAGCATGCGCAAGTTCTTGTCGGCGGGGTCGGTTGGATAGTCCCCGCCGCTCTAGCTGCAAAGAAGCCGTGTCTTGTTATCGCTGGCGGACTAGGGGCGCACAATGCTCCGGAGAAGGTACTTCCGTCCGAGGGGGCGGAGCATGTGACATTTCTCCTTCCGGACAGATATTGTCGTTGTGACCAGATGCGGCATTCTTGCCAGAAGACAATTAGCGACATTGAGAAAAAGGTGGATACGTGGATAACGTCTCTCTGAAAATGCAAGGTCTTTTATGGTGTGAAGCAGTTGGGATCGGGTACTATCCGGTCGACCCGAAAAGCACTCCGTACGACGAGGACTATTTCGCCAAGTATCAAGTCATGGAAGTGACTCCGCTGGGGGACGCTCTGGTAGCATCGCGTTTGGCATTGGTGCGGGGGCGGATGTCTCCCGCTGATGTGATCGACATCGGAATTGGAAGCGGTGCTTTTGTTCGTGCGGCAGACTGCGAAGGATACGACATCAATCCGTGTGCTGTTTCGTGGTTACGGGAGAACGCGAAGTGGCATGATCCGTATGACGGGGATAAGGTAAGAGCGGTTTGTTGTTGGGATTCTCTGGAGCACATTCAGATTCCATCTGTTTTGCTGAATCAGGTATCTGAGTACGTCTTCTTATCTATTCCGATTTTTCGGGACGCAGATCATGTTCTGCGGTCAAAGCATTTTCGGAAAGACGAACATTACTGGTACTTCACGGATTTGGGGTTGAAGCGGTTCATGAAGTACCATGGATTTGACTGTGTCGAGCAGAATGCGATGGAGACCGTTTTAGGTCGGGAAGACATAGGGTCTTACGTTTTCAGGAGAAAAGCATGAAGATCATTTCCCCGCCGTCTGAAGTGCTGACTGTTGCAGAGGTTGCGGATCATTTGCGTATCGGAGACAGTCCATATCCTGATGAGACCTTGCTTGAAGACCTTATCATTGCAGCGCGTCAGTGGGCGGAGGACTACCTCCGTCGTGCCATCGGAGAGCAAACGCTGGAAGACGCGTTCGCTTCTTTCGCGGCCATCAGGCTACGCCCTCCGGTCGCTTCCATCGACAGCATCTACTACAAAATCAGTGGCGTTTCTACGCTGCTCGCTGCGAGCACGTACGACCTCATGGACGACCCCGACAAGGGCGGAGTACGCCTTGCGTATGGGCAGTCGTGGCCGTCTGTCGACCCCGTCGAGGATGCCGTAGTCGTGCGTTACACGGCGGGATACGTGACAGGGAGCCCGAACACGCTACCCGGCCCGATCCGTTCTGCGATGCTGCTCGTTATCGGTGACCTGTACGAGAACCGAGAAGCTCAGATTCTCGGTACCATAGTCACGGAGAACAAAACCGTGGAGCGTTTGGTTTCGACGTACCGTCTGGAGATGGGGATATGAGATCCGGTAAGCTAGACCGTCGGATCACGCTGCAGACGCTGACCATTTCGCGAGACGGTTATGGCGCAACGATCGAAACATGGACAGACTTGGACACGGTCTGGGCGGAAGTAGTCCCGCTGAAGGGAACAGAGTATTTTGCAGCAGCGCAGATCGTGGTGGAGGAACAACTGAAGTTTCGTATCCGTTATCGCAGTGACCTTACCGAGAAGGTTCGGATTACTTATAACGGTCAGACATACGATGTTCAGAATATCACGGAGATCGGCCGTCGGCAAGGTCTGGAGCTATTGGGCAAGCGACCATGATAGAGGTTAAAGTAGAAGGCATGGAAGCTCTTAAAAGAGAATTCGCCAAGCTACCGCAAGAGCTACACGCAAAGGCGCTTAGACTGGCTGTCAATGCTGCGGCGGGAGTGGTGCGGAAACAGGCGATGACGACTGCCCCGGTGGATACGAGGGTATTGCGCAAAGCCATATACCAGACTCGCAGTCGCAGTGAGTCGAGTGCTTCCCAGGAAACCGCGATTGTCGGAATACGCTTCGGCAAGAAGTATCGGCGTCGCGGGATGGACGCATGGTATTGGAAGTTCATCGAGTTCGGAACGTCCAAGTTATCCGCGCGTCCTTTTCTGCGCCCCGCTTTTGAGAGCACAAAATCGAAGCAGGTCGATGCCATCGTGGCGCGACTGCGCAAATTCTTTTTGAGGTATCGCGGGTGAAAGAGAACGATATCTACACTGCCTTGGCTTCAGGGTCTCCCTTGCCGACATCGGCGGGGGTACGCGTCTATCCCGTACTGATGCCGCAGGGCGTGACGATGCCAGCGATTCGGTATCAGCGCGTTGGCGTGGTGCCGACATCGTCGCTGGATGGGGACAGCGGCAAGGATCTTGTTCGGTTTCAGATCGACTGTTTTGCAGGGACGTACGCAGCGGTGAAGGCTCTTGCCGTTGAAGTCCGTGCAGCGCTGACGGCGATCGGAGCGCTATTCGTCAGTGACATTGACGGGTATGAGGACGATACGAAACTGTATCGGGAGACGTTGGACTATTCTATCTGGACTGACTAGGAGGTACTGCAATGAGCGAAGCAATCGAAGCACAAGGATGTGAAATCAAGCGGGGTGGCGGCGGGTCTCCCGAGACCTTTACTACCATTCCGGAAATCAAGTCGTTTTCCGGCCCCGGCGGTTCGGCGTCCATTTTGGACGTTACGAGCCTTCAATCCACGGCGAAGGAGAAGCGCGTCGGCCTGAAGGACGAAGGGCAGCTTTCGCTGACGATCAACTACAACCCGGACAATACTGTCCATGCGGGTTTGCGTACCGACCGCTCGAACCGCACGCTGCGCAACTTCCAGATCGTCTTCACTGACGGGTCTCCTGCCACGACATGGAGCTTCTCCGCATATGTCTCCGGCTTCTCGGTACAAGGTGCGGTCGACGCAATCGTGGAAGCGACTGTGACGCTGGAAATCTCTGGCGATATCACCGAGTCATGAACACTCCTCTGACACGTGATGCCATTCTGGCCGTCCCTGACCTCCAGACGGAAGTCGTGGACGTGCTGGAATGGGGCGGCAGCGTTATCGTCGGCACCATGACCGGGGCAGTGCGCGACGCGTGGGAGCGGTCTCTCGTTGATGCGAAGGGCAAGGTGAATATGGAGAACATCCGTGCTCGTCTTGTCGCTTGTACCGTCCTTGACGAGAACGGGGTGCGCATGTTCTCCGATACAGACATTGCGGCGCTCGGCAACAAGTCTGCCGCCGCGCTGGATCGGTGCGCGAAAGTGGCGCAGCGCCTCAATGGTTTGACCGCAGACGATCTGGAGACGGCAAAGGGAAACTGAGAGCGCGCCCCGAGAGGCGGTTTTACTTTCGGCTGGCGCGCGAACTCAGGATGACAGTGGCTCAGCTACTCCACGGCATCAGCAGTACGGAGCTCACGGAATGGCAAGCGTTCTTCTTACTGGAAAGCGAACCGCCAAAGCAAACCGCTGCAGACCTCCGTGCGTCCTTCGGGCATCTGGTGAAGAGGAAAGCTAAATGAGTTCCCTCGGCAGTCTTGTCGTATCCATCACAGCGAACACTGCGCGGTTCGCTTCCGACATGGGCAAGGCCGCGCATATCGCGGCGCAGAACATGGAGAAGATGCGCAAGGATGCAGAGCAGGTCGGCAAGGCGATCGGAGCAATGTTCGCTGTCGGTGCATCCGCATCGGTCTATCTAGTCAAGCAATCGTTGGACTCCGCCGACGCAATGCTCAAGATGTCTCAGTCTGCCGGCATTGGGATAGAGAAGCTCACCGGCTTTGCGTATGCCGCACGTCTCTCGGGGTTAGAGGCGGACACTTTCGGAACGTCGGCAGTACGCTTGACCAAGGGCATCAGTGATGCTGCGATGGGCACCGGCGAAGCGCTTCGTGCATTCAGTGCTCTCGGGATGAACGTCAAAGACGCTTCAGGTAAGTTGAAGTCCGCAGATACGGTGATGACCGAGGTCGCCGCCAAGTTCTCCAAGATGGAGGATGGCGCGGAAAAGACTGCGCTCGCTATTGCGCTGTTCGGGAGAGCAGGAGCGCAGATGATTCCGTTCTTGAATCTCGGCGCGGATGGTCTTGCCAAGATGCACGCCGAAGCCAAAGCACTTGGTCTTGTTTTGGACAAGGATACAGGGGAAGCGGCAGAGCGCTTTAACGACAACCTGACGCGGCTCAATGCCGTGAAGGAAGGGTTCGCTAATCAGATCATGCGAGCCATGCTTCCGTCGCTTGAAGGTCTCAGTCGTTGGCTCTTTGAGTCCACAAAGAATTCGGACGGCCTCAGCAAAGCGGCAACCATCGTAGCGGGGTCACTGAAGACGCTGATGTCTGCGGGGGTTATAGTCGCAGGGGTGTTCAAGACCCTCGGCGAATCCCTCGGCGGCATCGCGGCAACATTGGTCGCGTTGTTCTCTGGCCGCTTCAAGGAAGCGTTCAACATCTACATGGACAGCACTGCGGATTTCGCCACGAACATACGCGGAACCGTCGGTGCGGTCACGGCTATCTGGGATGAAGCCGCGACACAGACCGCTGCGAACGCTCCCGCGAATGGAGACAAGCTGGCAGCACCAGTGATGCACGCGACAAAGAAAGTGAAGAAGGGGGTAGACGACCAGATCACGCAGATGCGCAAGCTCGGCGCGGCATACGCCAGTGTCTTTACCGCATCGTCAAAGCGGGTCAGCACTCTAGAGGAGCAGATTGCCAAAGGGCGAGAACTTACTCAGTCCGAGCAAACGTTGCTTGAGATCGAGAAGCAGTTCCCGGCTGAGTGGATTGCATCTCTTCGTCTGTTGCTCGAACGTGCCGATGCGCTGGAAAAGCAACGGGCGACACAGCAACGGATAAACGAACTGATCGCAGCGACTCCGACCGCGCAGCTCGAAAAGCAGCGGGAGGAGATGATCATGTTGGCGGAGGTCTATGAGAAAACCGGCATGAGCGCTGAGAAGTATTACGAGATTGTAACGGAGGCGCTTCCGAAGCTCAAGAAACCGCTTGACGAAATGACGGAATTCGCCAAACAAGCCGCACGCAACATGCAGGATGCGATGGGGGATTTCTTCTTCGACGCCATGGAGGGCAAGCTCAGTGATCTTGCCGGGAACTTCACGAAGACGATCAACCGTATGGTGGCGAATCTGCTCGCCAGTCAGCTCATGAACTACCTTACGGGTGACTTCGGCAGTACGGGTCAAATGGGTGGAGCGATCGGAAGCATTTTCGGCAGCTTGTTCGGTGGGTCTCGCGCTATCGGCGGCCCTGTCAGTGCGGGATCTGCGTATCGTGTCGGCGAGTTCGGGGAGGAGGTCTTTATTCCGCAGACCAGCGGAACGGTTGTTCCCACAGACCGTGCGTCATCGCGCAGCGTGATCATCACAAATAACTTCACGATCAGTCAGCCGACAGACCGGCGGACGCAGGAACAGATCGCATCACTGGCAGGGGCGTCTATCCAGACGGCAATGTCAAGGGGGTCGTAATGCCATTCATAGAAACGCGGTTCCCGGTAGATATCAGCTACGGCGTGGTCGGTGGCCCCGGTTTCAAGACAGATGTCGTCGTGGTCAATTCCGGGTTCGAGCAGCGGAACGCAGTGTGGGAAGACTCCCGTTGTATGTGGGATGCAGCGCATGGGCTAAAGACACAAGATCAGCTCGACACGTTGATCGCCTTCTTCCGCGTGATGAAAGGCCGCGCCAATGGATTTCGCTTCAAAGACTGGACAGACTTCTCGGTCGGCTCGGGGGAGGGGATCTTCCGTCCTCTTTCGGGTACTACGTTTCAGATGGTGAGACGCTATACCACGGCAGGGAACAACCAAGATCGTGATATTTCCAAGCCGGTCAGCGGTACTATCGTCGTGACGGGGGGCACCGGTGTTTCAGTCAATTACACTACGGGTGTCGTCACTGTTACCAGCGGCACGCCGACCGCTTGGACAGGGGAATTTGATGTTCCCGCACGTTTTGACACAGACCAGATGAAGGTGAGTATCGAAGACTATAACGCTTATACGTGGGGGCAGATTCCCGTTTTGGAGATTCGGGTATGAGGACGGTCAGCGCAAACCTGAAAGCACATCTACAGGGGGAGCATCTCACCATCTGTACGTTCTGGAAGATTACCCGTACAGATTCGCAAGTATTCGGCTTCACCGATAACTCGCGGGATGTGACGTACGACAGCGTTCTCTACGAGGCCGCAACAGGGCACGCCCCGAGCAGCATCAAGACCACATCTGATCTCGGCGTCGACAATCTGGAAGTTGAGTCTATCCTGGATTCCAGTACGATCACAGAAGCAGATCTTCAGGCTGGACTATGGGATTACGCTACCGTGGAAATCATGGTGGTTAATTACAAATCCCTCGCTGACGGCCATATGATGCTGCGCAAAGGGTGGGTCGGCAACGTCAAAACGGGACGGTCTAATTTCGTTGCCGAGCTTCGCGGCATGATGCAACCGTTACAGCAAACCATCGGCAGGGTATATACCCCGGCATGCGATGCGGCTCTCGGAGATGCTCGCTGCGGGGTCAACATCGGCAGCTATACCGTAACGGGCAGCGTAACTACGCCGACCAGCGGTCGCGTCTTTACGGACTCCGCACGTACCGAGGCGAACGACTACTTTGCCGGGGGACTGATTACTTGGACGTCTGGGGATAATGACACGTACCAGATGGAGGTCAAAAGCTCTACATCTGTCGGGGTGATCACGTTGCAACAGGCGATGCCGAGCGGCACCACGATCGGTGACACGTACAGCTTGTCAGCGGGGTGCAACAAGCTACTGACAACCTGCCGAGACAAGTTCAACAATGTCGTCAACTTCCGGGGATTCCCTCATGTTCCCGGCTCAGACAAAGTGATTGCAGGAAGATGAAAGACTACGTCATCGTCGCACGTGGATATCTCGGCACTCCTTTCCGTCATCAGGCGCGACTGCCCGGTATTGGTTTGGACTGTGCCGGATTGATCGTCTGCGCATTGCAGGAAATTGATTACCCTGTCGAGGACGTCCGTGCGTACGGCCGCATTCCCGCCAATGGGCTTTTTGTCAGGATGGTCGAGCGGCACTGTGACCATATCGCCATTGCTGATTTGCGGCACGGCGACTTAATGATGTTCGCCTTCCGCGGCGAGCCGCAGCACTTGGCGATCTATACCGCCGAGGGCACGATCATCCACGCATATCAAGAAGTCCGGAAGGTCGTCGAACATGACTTTGACGGCATCTGGCGCGAACGCTTGCGCGGTTGTTTCCGTCTCAGGGAGATCGGGTAAATGGCTTCCCTCGTTCTTGGTGCGGTCGGCGCGGCTGTCGGTGCGGGGATCGGTGGTACCTTCCTTGGCATGTCCGCGGTCTCGCTTGGATGGAGCATCGGCTCCACCCTTGGCAGCATGCTCTTCAGCAACAAGGCAAAAGGCCAGGACATCTTGCAGGAAGGGTCGCGCCTCGGCGACCTCAAGGTGCAGACCTCCACTTATGGCAATCCCCTTCCAATTTTCTACGGCAGCATGCGCGCGGCTGGAAACGTTATTTGGTCGACCGACATCGTCGAGACCCGGCATACCAGCACGCAATCCTCCGGCGGCGGCGGCAAGGGTGGCGGCGGTGGGGGCGGCGGCAGTACAGTTACGACGATCACCTACACCTATTCACAATCCTTCGCGGTGGCGATCGGCGAAGGCCCGATCACAGGCATCCGCAAAATCTGGGCGAACGGGAAGCTGATCTACAACCTGTCGGATTCCGCATCGCTTGCCACCATCGCCGCGAGCACGGCGGCAGTCAGCGGCATCCGCGTCTATACCGGCTCGGAATCGCAGACCGCCGACAGCCTGATCCAGGCCAACGTCGGCGCGGCGAATGCCCCGGCCTATCGCGGCACGGCCTACGTCGTGTTCAGCAGCCTGCAACTCGCCGACTACGGCAACCGGATGCCGAACGTCGAGTTCGAGGTCGTGGTGGCTGGGAATGTAGCGGAATTGGCAACGTCCGATTTGACGCTTCCGTCTTCCAGTGATTGGGTGGCGTCGGCGTTTGGGAATGGGATGTTTCTTGTATTGAACAAGGGCCTTGCCGGTTTTCCGACGCCGGTTATCTCTCTGCGTTCTTATGACGCAGGTGCTAACTGGTCGTCATCACTGACGAACATGTCTTATTCTGTCTATCACTGCATTTTCGTATCGGGATTATTTTACGCAGGTACATCGACGGGGGTCTGGCGTAGTGCGGACGGGATCACATGGGCACAAGTCAAGTCCGGGATTACAGCAACAGCGCTAGCCTATGGTGATGGAATCATTTATGCGACCGCAAACGGATCAAGCGTTGTTTGGGCTTCCGGCGATGGATTGAACTGGGTTGCTTTCTCAATCAGCGGCACCAACGCTTCATGGTTTGGCGTTGCCGCTGGGAATGGGATCGTTGTCGTAACTGCCAATGGCTCTAGCGCGGTTGCGCGCATTGCCTCTAACTGGCAGCCAATCACCATCGCATCATTGACAGGATACTTGCGGGTAGCTTACGGCAACGGCTTGTTTGTCGCAGCCGGTGGGAACGGCATGGCATATTCGACGGATGGAATTAATTGGACTGCCGGCGCTTCAGTCCCTGCTTCCGATCCGCAAAATGCTGTTTTTGGTGGAGGCAGCTTTGCCATCGTTGCCGGGGACAAAGTGTACGTCACGTCTGACGGCATTACGGTTGTCTCGCATATAGAGACTGGACGGGTGTTTACTGGCCTATCCTATGGTGGCGGCATTTTCATTTCTCCAGCAGACAGTAGCACTTACGCTATAGGGTTCCTCCCCGCCCCCGTCATCAGCAGCGTCGCTGCGCCGCAATGCTCCACCATCGTTTCGGATATTTGCGAACGCACAGGGCTGACTACCAGTCAGATCAATGTCGCCGCATTGACTGACGAGGTGCATGGCTACGTCGTGCAGCGCTCGTCCGCGCGCTCGCAGATCGAGCAGTTGATGCGCGCCTTCTATTTTGATGCTGTCGAATCCAGTGGCAAGGTGAAGTTTGTCAAGCGTGGATCATCCTCGGCGCTCACAATTCCAGAAGACGATCTTGCGGCGCACGAGTACGGCTCCTCCCTGCCTGACACGGCGGTGATAGACCGCAAGCAAGAGATGGAACTCCCGCTGGAAACAGACATCCAATACCTTGACACTGGTGCGGCTTACCAAGTCGGTGCGCAGTACTCGCAGCGCCTCACCACTGAGAGCGAAAACAAGATCTCGTTGAACTTCGCCATTGCCATGAGCGCGATCAAGGCGAAGGAGATCGCTGACGTATTGATGTACGACGCATGGACAGGGCGGACACAGTTCAGTTTTCAGACAGGGTGGAAATATTCCTACCTCGAACCGACCGATGTGTTCAGCATCGTTAAGGATGGACGCACATACGTCATTCGCCTCCAAGATGAAAACGTCAGCGTCATCAGCGCACGTCGCGCCGTGCTGGAAGACCCTTCTGTCTATACACAGTCAGGTGCAGCGGCGGAGATCATCGCGCCCGACGAGGATGTTGCGCTGACGCCGCTGACCAAGCTGATGTTGATGGACATCCCGCTCTTGCGCGATCAGGACGATGGCGTCGGCTTCTATGCCGCTGCATGCGGCTATGGTGCGGGGTGGTACGGAGCGCAAGCATACAAGTCCTCTGACGCTGGAGCAACGTGGGGCAGCTTTGGTCAGGGTTTCTTGAACGACGTAACGATGGGTTCAGCGACGAACGCCCTTGGCGATTTCACACGAAACGAGTTTGACGAAAAGAACAGTGTCACCGTTGTTCTCGTCAATGGCGAGCTCTCCAGCGATACCGAACTGAACGTGCTCAATGGGGCGAACGCCGCGTTGCTCGGCAGTGAGATCATCCAGTTCAAAACGGCGACACTTATCGCGGCTGACACATACACCCTCACAGGTCTTCTCCGGGGTCGTAGGGGCACGGAATGGGCAACGGCAACCCATGCGGCGGGGGATCGCTTTGTGCTGCTCGACGCCCTCTCTACGTATATTCTGGAAGGGTCTAGCACGGAATACGACCTAGAGCGGCATTACCGGGGGGCGTCATTCGGCGGCTTCCTCGACGAGGCAGAGACTGTTGCTTTTACCAATACCGCCGTTGCGCAGATGCCTTTTTCTCCTGTCTTGCTTGGCGGTGGGCGCAACGCGGCGGGAGATATCATCCTTAATTGGACGCGACGGACTCGCATCAGCGGGGGGTGGAACAGCTACGCGGACGTCCCGCTTGGCGAGGCAAGTGAGATCTACACGGTAGAGATCTACAGCAATTCGGGATACGGAACCGTTTTGCGCACGATCACGGGTCTCACGTCTCCGACCACGGCCTACACTGCCGCGCAGCAGACAACTGACTTCGGCTCGCCACAATCGACTATATACTGGAAGGCATATCAAGTATCGTCAGTGGTGGGGACTGGATATGAAGCGAGAGGAGTAACCTAATGGCGGATAGTACGACCAATCTGGACACGATCAGTAGCAGTCAGGCGCAGAAGGAGGTCACCGCCAACGCGATGTTTGACGCGGCGTCTCCCGCCATGCTCTACGGTCGTCGCGCCAGTACCACCAGCGCGCTGACGTGGGGGTACTACGGCGGCAGAGTCCTCATCTCCAACGTTCCTACGGCCATCGTCAACGGCACGGTCGCCCTGACTGCCAGTCAGACAAACTACGTTATCGCTGCGAGAGCTACCGGAGCAGTGTCTGTCTCAACCGTCACGACTAATTGGAACGACAGCACAAACTACATTCGCCTCTACCAGATCGTCGCAGGGGCATCCAGCATTACCAGCTACACCGATCATCGCGCATGGGTCAATGTGACTCTAGGCGGGGGCAGTGGGGATGTCGCTACCGATGCGATCTGGGATGCCAAGGGCGATCTCGCAGTCGGCACTGGCGCGAACACTGCCGCTCGCCTTGCCGTTGGAACAAACGGTCAAGCGCTCGTCGCGGATAGCGCCGAAGCGACTGGCGTGAAATGGGCAACGCCAGCGGGAGGCGGCGATGTGGTCGGCCCGGCATCGGCTACGAACAACAGTCTTGCGCGGTTCGACGGTACGACCGGCAAACTACTGAAGGACGGTGCCGTAATCGGAACGGATGTCCAAGCCTATGACGCTACACTCCTGAACGCTGCGGATATTGGCGTTAGCGTTCAAGCCTACGACGCAGACCTATCAACCCTAGCAGGGCTGACCACAACTACGGATAACTTCATTCAATCGAAGGCTAGTGCATGGGCGTCGCGCACTCCGACACAGGTCACGGCTGATTTGATCCCCTTTGTGGGGGACTCTGGTTCGGGTGGGTCTAAAGGTCTCGTTCCTACCCCGGCTATAGGCGACGCCACGAAAGTCTTAAAGGGAGATGGGACATGGGGGAGCGTATCGGGCGATGTCGCTACCGATGCGATCTGGGATGCCAAGGGCGATCTCGCAGTCGGCACTGGCGCAAACACTGCCGCTCGCCTTGCCGTTGGAACAAACGGTCAAGCGCTCGTCGCGGATAGCGCCGAAGCGACTGGCGTGAAATGGGCAACGCCAGCGGGAGGCGGCGACTTCATGGCGGATGGCAGCGTGCCGATGACAGGGCCGCTTGTAGCTACTACCATCGAACTCGGCCATGCCTCTGATACCACGCTTGCTCGCGTATCTGCCGGTGTCGTCTCGGTTGAGGGATCGAACGTCATCTTGGCGTCCGGCGGCAACCTAACAGGCGGGATCAACTCCGCCCGTGGAAACATCACGCAACACGCGACGACGATGGACTTCTTCGCGGTCACGTCGCCGGATATTCTGGATGGGACGGGTTCTGCTGTGACGATCACTGCTTGCGTGAATGCACCGCAGGCCGGAGCAACGCGGAAGTTCTACCCCATTGTCGCAACAGTTCTGACTCATGGCGCGACGTTCGATATTGCAGGTAACGCAAACCTCACGGCTGCCGCTGGCGATTGCTGGATCATCGAGGCAAAGACGGTATCGACGTATCGCGTTACTGCGGTGAAGGAGGATGGGACGGCGGTTGTGGGCGGCTCTGTACAAATCCAGCCAATCAGCGCATCGGTCGGAGCAAGCGCTCTGACCATCAGCGCATCGGCCTTGTCGCTCGATTTCCGTTCGGCTACGCTGACCAGTGGAGCGGTGACAACGGTTAGCGGTACTCCGGCGAATCTTGTCATCAGTAGCGGCTCGACACTCGGCACGGTCAATGCGGTTCAGTCTCGCATTGCTGTCCTTGCATTGAACAACGCCGGCACGATCGAACTGGCTGCGGTGAATATCGCAGGCGGTAACGACCTGTCGGAAACAGGGCTTATCAGCACCACGGCAGAAGGCGGCACAGGCGCGGCGGATACCGCGAATGTCATCTACTCGACCACTGCGCGGACGAACGTCGCCTACCGCGTCATTGGCTACATCGAATCCACGCAGGCAACGGCAGGAACGTGGGCCACTACGCCAAGCACGATTCAGGGTGCGGGCGGGAACGCAGTCACGGCAATGTCGTCGCTCGGGTATGGACAGACATGGCAGAACATGACAGGAAGTAGGTCGAAGTCGACAACATACTACAACACAACCGGAAAGCCGATTTGCGTCAGCATTAAGGTGTCACAGGCCGGCCCGGGCGAGGAATGCTATCTCACGATAAATGGCCAGGAGATGTGCAGAAACGCTGCCGTAGGAGCGGGATCAAAGCTTACCGTGTCGGGCATAGTCCCCCCCTTTGCATCATACAGGATCGATCAAAACGGGACTACAACCCTCAGCCTGTGGGCTGAACTTCGCTGAAAGGGGAAAACCATGCCGTACTACGTCGACGCCGAAAACAAGCTGCATTGGATCGAAGGAGAGGCTTTTGAGCATCTGCTTCCTGTCGGGAGCGCCAAGATAACAGATGAAGAAGCATCTTCCGTTCTGACGACTATGGAAGTGTTAGCGCATGAATCCCGCAGATCAGTGGACGCTATCGCAAAACTCCGCGAAATTGACATAGATAGTATCCGGTTGCTGCGCGAGTACGTTGCCGCACAAACCGATGCGCCGCAGGCTATAAAAGACAAGGAAGCCGAGGCAGTGGCGGAGAGGAGCAAATTAAAATGAACGACCGCGAAAAAGCAATAGCGGCTGGCGGCATCGTACTGGTATGGGGAGCGATGGCGGCAATGGGCCTTACGCCTGTCGAACAGTTCGTGCAGGTCATGCGCGATCTGCTGATCGGCCTCGGGGTATTCTCTGCCGCGCTGGCGAATCCGAAGGAATGATGTGACTATCTACTACCGCGCCGGTTACAAATACCAGCTTGCCGAAAGCTACTCGGTACAAACGCCCATCAAGCCATCAGCGCCGGTCAAGCATGAATTCTTCACGCTAACCAAAACCGGCAAGTTGTGGATCAAGCGAGGCTACGCGTGGGATGGTGCTTCCGGCCCGACGTTCGATACCAAATCCTCCATGCGCCCTTCACTGGTGCATGACGTGTTCTGCCAGATTATGCAAACCGGCAAGCTCGACTACGATCTGTGGCAAGACAAGGTGAATGAACTGTTCAAACAACAGTGCATCGAGGACGGAATGTGGCCGCCAAGGGCTTGGATTTGGTATCAGGCAGTCGAATTCGCCAATGCCGGACACCCGGATCAGCCGGATTCAAACCCAATACAGGAGGCACCGTAATGCCTGAAGTCGAACGCAGAATGAAAGATCACGAAGCTCACGCGCGTATCGACCGCATCGAGTCTGTTGTTGAAAAGCATTTTGAGGATCATGCCAGATTCGAAACAGCGCTAGAAGCAAACACTGCGCTGACCCAAACTATCGCCGACAACACCAGCGAGCTTGTCATGCTCGTCAAGGGCGCGAAGATCGGTAGACGGTTTCTGGTCTGGATCACACCTATCATCGTTGCGGCGATCGCAATGTGGGAATGGATGCGCAAATGACCCCACACTTTCAAGCCGCTGAACTTGAGTGCAAGTGTGGGTGTGGCATGCTCCTCGCGCAAGACTTCATGGACAAGGTAGAGGGTCTACGGGTCGCCTACGGTCGGCCGCTGCGGATCAGTAGCGCCGCGCGTTGCCCCGAACACAATGCCAAGGTCAGCGGGACAGGACGTACAGGGCCGCATACGACCGGCAGAGCGATAGACTTGGCAGTGTCGCATGCCGAAGCATGGCACGTGCTGTCGCTGGTGATGCGTTATGGCTTCACGGGAATAGGAGTACAGCAGAAAGGCTCGGGCAGGTTCATCCATCTGGACGACTTGCCGAACGCGGAGGGGCAACCGAGACCAACAGTATGGAGCTACTAGCGCCGCAGAACACGGCAAGGTGGGACAACCGGGGGCGCAATGCCCCCGACCGTTTTTAGGACAACAGACTTTCGACTTCCTTGGCTTCTATCCGCAAAAGCCGAGCGGCTTCCGGGAAATAGTCACCGTACTTCATGATCCAACAGCGCCGTGCTTCGGTAACGCCGCCTTGTTCCACGCAGTACCAAACGTCGTCACCGTCGTAGCTGACAAGCCGCTTACCTGAGAGCTCTCCCACCTTTACCCGCAGGGCAGGGGCGTACAGGGGTGGGAATGCCCCCACTGGCAGGTCTTGCCCCCCGGTAGTACGGCGGGGGCGGGGCGGCGGGGCATCTAACAGGCTATAGTCCCGCCCCTCGACGGCCTTCTCGACAGCCGGGGCGGGGGTACCCCGCTTTGCCGCTAAGGGGAATGCCCACGGTAGGACAGGCTTTTTCATTCGGCAGGAAGGACCCCGGCGCTGAGCGTGGCCGCGAGAGCAAGGATCGTGAGCTTATGGGTACGCCAGAATGAGAGCGCATTCCGGTCCATGCGCGAGATGGTCTCGTCCGAAAACTTTTCCCAGAAGGAAAATTTATGATTCTGGCAACCGATTTGAAGATGGGTCTCCGAGAAAGCGATCGACCAGCTTAAACCGTTCAGTGCGATCAGAGAAGAACTTTCTGGTCCAGACCATTGAAGGACACCTCTGCAGTCCGTGCAGTCCGTGCAGCGCATGCAGTCCGTGCAGCCCGTGCAGCCCGTGCAGCGCGCGCAGCCCGTGCAGTCCGTGCAGCGCATGCAGTCCGTGC